GATAGAAGTATTAATCTTTGCAAGACTTACTTGATTTTCTGATATCATCTTCGTTGTCTTTTTAATTTCACCAGCTCTATCATAAACATTATCAAGTTCTGTTTTTAGTTTTGATAAACCATCTTCAAGTTTATCAATAGACTTGTTGTTTTTTACAAGCATACCATCTTTAAAAGTTTCATCTATGTGTTGTTCACAAGTTGGACAATCTTCGTTTTCAGTAAAGAAAGTTGTCATTTTTTCGTGTGATGTAAGTTTTTCTGAAAGAGTAGCTCTAATCTGTTTTAGTTTCTCTTGTTTCTTTTCTGTCTGGAGTCTATCATTAATCGTTTCTAAAAGGTTTGTATTCTCTTGTTCAATCATAGACTTTTCTTCAATTCTACTTTTTACTTCTACTGTATTTGTATCAATCAGTTTTTGTTTCTGTTCAATAATCTTATCTTTGTTCTGTTTCATATCTGCAATAAGGTTTTCTTGCAGTTGAACCTTTTCTGCTGTCAATTCATATTGATAATCCATATCACGAATATCTTCTAGGAGAGTTTTCATCTTTCCCTTTAGAATTAGATTCATGGTAGAAAATATTTTGATGTCCAGTATTTCTTCGACAACTTCTCGTCTATGTCGAGCCTTCAACTGCATGAAAGGTACAAATGTAGAACTACCAAGTATTACAACTTGTGTAAAAGAACCATAGTTTAGTTTAAGAATATTCTGTTCGAGTATCTTCTGATAATCACGAACATTAGCTTCTTGATTCATCATTATACCATTCTGATAAATCTCAAACTTATTAGGTTTTATACCACGAACCACTTTATATTGTATCGAACCAATAGAAAATTCAATCTCCACTATTGTAGATGCATTGTTAATTGAATTAACTAATTGACTCTTACTAATAGTACGAAATGGTTTACCAAATAAACCAAAACAAAGTGCATCTAATATAGTAGATTTACCAGCACCATTCTCACCAATGATAAGTGTAGTAGGATTTTTATCTAGTTGTATTTCTGTTAGTTGGTTTCCAGTTGAAAGAAAGTTCTTCCATCTTACATATTTAAATATTATCAATATTATTTCTCATTCTTTTTGTTAATTCAATAGTTTTACGAATATTATTTTTAAACTTTTCTTTTCCACCTTCTTTTTTTAGTTCTTTACGATTATCTATATACTCCACAACTTTATCCCAATTATCATCTACCCAATCCCAGAAAGGAAAATTATAAGTTTGTGTTTTTAGTTCATCTAAAGTATATTCACTTACTTCAGATAATTCTATGAGCTTTTCTGGAGAGAAAAAATCTTTAGGTAACTTAGCACCTTTACTAGAATTATAAGTTTTTTGTAATGGACAAGCATTTTTTGGTATCAAAGGCCAACCATTCTTTAGTGGAAAAATATGGTCAGTTTGTATACTATACTTTTCACCAGATATAAAACATGTTTCCCCATATCTTTCATTAACATATTTTTCAATTTCTAATTGAGTGTATGTTGGTTGTCCAGTATATTCTTGCCACATTTTTAATATTCTTTCAAGAACTCTACCACTAACAGAATCTTTCAATTCTTCATTGGTTCTAATATGATTTCTGTATTTCTCTAGATTTTCACATTCTGGTGAAAAACTAAAATTTTTAATCATTGAATAAGGATGTATTGATTCTTTACCTATATGTTTACAAAATTTACATTCAACCATATCTTTCTCATAATCATTATGAAATAAATTTGCTTGAGGGCGAAAATCTTTTTTGGGTTTGTAACCATACTCTTTAAGTAACATAGCTCTGTCTTTACCGCCAGATAAAGTTCTACCATATTTTTCTTTAAATATATTATCTATTTTTTCAATATTAATCATCATAATAAAATTTTGGAGCGGGCAGAAGGAATTGAACCAACTTTTTTAGATTGGAAATCTAACGTAATACCAGTATACTATGCCCGCTTGATTAAAAAAACTCCTCTAAATTAGTAACACCATACTTGTTTGCAACTTTATTTACATTACTAGAATTATGATCTACTTTACTACTATCTTGTTTATAAGGCATGATATCTGTAAATTCATATGATGTCTCGCCAGGCCCTTTAATTTTCCATTGTAAGTCTTTATGTTTTGGATAGTTTAAATTCCATTCCATTGTTGAATTTTTAAGATTTTTTCTTTGTTTTTTATTCATAGGATATATATAACGAAATTGTTTACCCCATACTCTACTAAAACCTAACTCACCCATTTTTGCATCACTAGGCCTTGGCCCATACTTTGTGTCATCTCTATTCATTTCTTTTTTCATTTTTCTTTGAATAGTTCTGAAATGAATTTTTTCTCCAGTTGCAGAAATATACACATCACTCCAAATAAAACCACCAAACAAGAAATTTGCAGATTGATAAACATATCCAGGCTTACCAACAATACCATCTGCCCATGTGTAAAGATATTTTGCATTTGGTGTATTTTGTTTCATCCACTCTATCGTTTTAGAAAGCATTTGTGACTCAGAATTACGAAGCATACTTTCATCCATACACATTTTACCAATTTCATAATAATCACTAGTTGTCAAATCTGGAAACATTTTTTTAATAGTTCCCATAGGATTTGTACCCCAACCTAAAGTCAAAACTCCGACTAACTTTTCATCTTCGTAACAACCTAACCAATGTTTGGTAAGTTTGGGCATAACAGCACTATAGTGTCTTTTTTGAATAAAAAGTGTTGCAACACGCCAATCAACCTTTTTCATTATCATATTTCTAAATCCTGTGCTTCTGTGTATAGTTCTCTTTGTACATTTTTGAGTCTACCTTTATCTAAGGTAACGTCTAGTTCGTCTATGTACATACTTAGTAGTGTCATAGTGTCTTGGGTATTTTCTACAATATCATCTGATACTGTATTTGCATCTAAGTCTGAAAAGTCTTCTATGATTTTTATTTCATGGGAATCTGCTTTTAATAATCTATCAATAAACTGATCAAACTCATACAAATCTTTCTTATTCACCACAATAACCTTAACATAATTATCTTTATATTGTTCTAGGCCATGTTGTTTATAATTGTTTTTAGTATCATCATAGAATATTTTCTTATGAATAGTTCTTGGATTGATTATACGTTCTAAGTTCATACTTTCTGTGTCAAAAATATGATATCCTTTTTTATCATCACAATCGTTCCAATAAAACTCATATGGACTGCCCAAATAATAAATATGGCCATCATCTGATTTAACATGAAAGTGTCCACTAAAAACTGTATCAAATTTACTAAAAAGAGATTTATCATGTCCATGTTCGTTTTTCATACCTTTTATCATATCAAAACCAGCAACTTCTAAATGACCCATACAAACAGTCGCTCTTGATGTTGATAAAGCTTTCATGGTAGATGTATGATTAGATGCATTAATCCAAGGCACAAACAGAACAGTTAAATTATCAAATGTTACCTCTGCAGCCTCTGGATAGATTTTGATGTTTGGATATCTGTCACCAAGTAATTCTGTAACAGCATTTACATCATTTGTATTTTTAAAATAGGTATCGTGGTTGCCAACCATGACATGAAGTTCAACTCCTAGTTCTGCAAATCTTTCTATAAATCGTTCACGAAAATCTTTTGCAATTCTATAAGATAAGAATTTACGTCTATCCATAATGTCACCCATATGAATACAATGTTTAATATTGTTTTCTTTTAGGTATGGGAAGAATTGTTCTTCGTAGAATTTGAAGAAGTATTCGTTAAAGTTCATGTTGTCGTTTCTGGCACCAAAGTGTGTGTCAGTAATTATCGCAATTTTCAATCGTCAAGTTCCATAAAATTTTCTAACCCTTTAGAGGTTTTGGTTATTTCTTTTTTCTTTGGTTTATATACGGCTTCATCTGGCACCATAATATTAACATCAAATCCACCAACTGAATATGAAGTTGTATCGCCTTCCATAGTTACATAAGGAACAAATTCTTGTTTCTCAATCATTCTATGTTTGACATGAGTTTGTTTCTTTTCTTTTTGTATTCTACGAATAAATGCATAGTATATTATTTGTGTAAAATATGCAAAAGGATTCTTGGATTTCTCTGGATTAAAATTTCTTATATACTGTAAACAGTTTTCTATTCCATCTGAAATCATTTCTTGTTTGTATGTATAGTTTATGAAGTTTGGTTTGTATGAAAGTCCATTAGCAATCTTCAGAAAACATGAACCGATATAGTCAGTAATTCGTGGGAGTTCATCTCCTGCTTCTTCTGCATCTTTACACTTTTCTTTCCAAGCAACCATGGCTTCATGGAACTTCTTGTTGTCCACATAGTGGGCGCCTTTTATCTTAGTTCTTGCCATTAGTAATTCCTTTTCTAATATATGTACCTATTATAGTACAAATTGATACTTTTGTCAAGGTGGAATTATTTTTATTTAATTTTGTTTTAGGGTTGACTTTATTGAAAAATGGTGTATAATCACTATTGTGACTCATCAGAATAATACTTAATGTATTGTCTTCTTAGTACTAAAGTTATCTAGTATTGCTTCTAAGTCTTCTGAAGATACTAAATCTTCTTCTAAATCCATTTGTTCTTCTTCTTCAATCTTTTTTAATTGTTTAATTGATGGCCCGTTTTTTTGAACAATTTCATTTATATTTTGTAACACATATTCATAATATCTAGATAGTCCAACACTCGCAGGCGTCATCACAACTATAGACATTTTTTCTATATTAAAGTATTTTTCATCTGAATAAGGTTGAACCCATCTAGCCAAAGAAAGAGATTCGACCACACCTTTAGTGGTGGTTCTTACGATTGTATCCATTTTTAAAGGAGAACTTATTTTTAATTGTGAGCCTGTATCTTCGTTTACTTCACAAACGATATCTTCTCCATTTGATAATTTTACAACATATTGGTTCATAAATTAATCCTATTAATTTTGTAATTAAACTGTTCTTCCTTGTATATATTTAGTCGTTGTGTAAAGTGTCTATAAGTGAAGTTGGGTCTAGATTTATAGGATACGTTATCTGACACATCAAAGAGTTTAATTCTAGACTTGTCATCTGTCTGTCGTAACCCTCTACCAATAGATTGTAGCACTCGTACTCTACTTTTTGATGGACTTGCGAACACGATATTGTGGATATTCCTAATATTAATACCTGTAGAAAAAGTACCATATGAGGCCACAATAATTGCATCTTTTTCAAGTTCAGTAATTGCACGAATCTTTTCCCTTGTATCTGTAGTTGTTCCACCATACACAAAGAAAACTTTCCTGTCAAGTTTTTTTAATTCATTATACAATAAACTTCCATGTTTTTCAACTAACTGAAATAGTAATAATGTGTTTCCTGTAATACTCTTACACAATTTTTCAATAAACTTATTTCTCTTTGGGTGTGATACAAGATAATTTATTTCTTCTGCATATGTATAATACCGAACTCTTTGAGCTTCTTCCTCTGT